TCACGTGAAGAGCAAAATTAGTATACAGAAAAAAGCCCCCGGCAAGGAGTCCGGGGGCGCAAGGTGAGTGTGAACCCACGAAAGGAACCGCAGTCCAAACGAAGGAAAATACTGCGGCAAGGGCAGTATACACAAAAAACTTTACACAACGAAGAAAAACCGGTTACACTCCGTGTAACCGTGTCGTAGTACCCCGTGTTTTCCCACGCAACCAAAGGAGATTTGACACACAATGTTTTTGCAGCACCTAGTCTCAGCCGCCGAAGCGGACTTTGTTCCAGAAAACATTTCTGGTGATAATTCTTTCACCCCGCTTGACCCCCTTACCCCAGCGCAAACCCTATCTGCGCAGCACAAAACCAGTCAGTGGTTACAGAGTCTCATTGAAGATGACGACGAGATCATGACAGAGGCGCAAGAAGAGAAAACCGCAGAGGCATTTAACGCTTTAGTAACCGCCGACCCCAAAGCAAAAGAAAAACTATTACAACTTGACCTACCTCACGAGATAAAGTCAGCCGTTGGAATGGTCACCGCCTACCAGTGGAAGTTTATTGAGCAGGCTGAACAGCTAAGATCGATGAGCGTATCAAAAATAGTCAAAGAAACCGACCACCCAGACGCCCGTATACGGCTAAAAGCCCTAGAAATGCTAGGCAAAGTTACGGAAGTAGCGCTTTTTACCGAGCGAGTAGCGATTAAAAACGAAGAAATAAGCGATGAAGAGCTAGATGCCCGCATCAAAGAAAAACTGGGGCGCTATATGGGCGCTGTTGACATCGTGGATGTCGAGGAAAAAGAATGAACTACGACTTCATGACCCCAGAAGAGGCGCTTGCAGCGCAAAAAGCGCTCAAGCACATGAACAAATACGAGAAACTTGTCTTTTTAGACGAGTTAACACAAAAAGAACACAGGCACAGACTTAAAAAGGCGCAAACCAATCCGATTGCGTTTGCAAAACGTGTATATCCGGGGTTTAAAGTAGGACCCCATCACAAAAAACTAGCCAAAATATTCCAAGACGTTGTAGACGGTAAAAAGAAACGGGTGATTATCAATATTGCACCCCGTATGGGTAAGTCGGAGTTTTCTAGCTACCTGTTCCCAGCGTATTTTTTGGGTAAATACCCAGAAAAGAAAATCATCATGGGCACCCATACAGCGTCTCTCTCGGAAGACTTTGGTCGAAGAGTAAGGAACTTAATTGAATCCGAAGAATATCAAGAAGTCTTCCCAAACACCGTGGTGGCAGACGACCAGAAAGCGGCGGGGAAGTGGTCTACTGGTGCTGGCGGTCAGTATTACGCTGCTGGTGTCGGCGGCGCTCTGGCAGGTCGTGGTGCTGACCTATTTGTTATTGACGACCCACATTCTGAACAAGATATGAAGGCGAACAGCCGCTTGGCTTTTGACAATGCGTGGAGCTGGTTTCAAACCGGACCCTTACAGCGTCTCATGCCAGGTGGTGCGATTATTGTGATTATGACTCGTTGGTCTTTGCTAGATCTGACAGGGCGTTTGCTTGACTACCAGATTAAAAATCCAGAGACGATACCTTGGGAGCTTGTAGAGTTGCCAGCCATCATGGACGAGGGCACAGACGACGAGAAATCGCTTTGGCCTGCACAGTGGAGTTTAGACGCCTTAAAGAATACAAAAGCCAGTATTGACCCACGGTTCTGGAATGCACAGTACATGCAGAACCCCACCTCGGATATGTCCGCATTGATCAGTAGAAAAGACTGGCAGGTGTGGGAGGCAGAAGACCCACCCCCATGCGACTACGTAATTCAGTCTTGGGATACAGCGCACGAGGTAAAGACATCTAGCGACTACAGCGCATGCACAACGTGGGGCGTTTGGTATAACAACGAGGATAAAGGCAACCCAAATTTAATACTCCTCGACGCTTTCAAAGAGCGCATGACATTTCCAGAACTAAAAGCAACGGCACTCAAGCACTACAAAGAGTGGAACCCAGATGCGTTTATCGTGGAAAAAAAAGCAGCGGGGGGTCCATTGATTCAAGAGCTACGTCGCATTGGCATACCGGTACAAGAGTTCAGCCCATCACGGGGTAATGACAAAATGGTACGTTTGAATGCGGTTGCTGATTTGTTTACTAGTGGCAAAGTGTGGGCGCCAGACACCCGTTGGGCAAGAGAAGTGATTGAAGAAATTGCATCGTTCCCAGTTGGCGAACATGATGACTTCGTGGATACTACAACCCAAGCGCTTTTGCGTTATCGGCAAGGAGGTTTTATCAGCCTTGACACAGACGAGAGAGACGATGATCTTTTGTATAAATACCGCAGAAAAGCGGCATATTACTAGGAGAGATGATGGCAACGCAAAAGTTTATGGGTAGGGGGGTTTTGTTAGAACGGCTAACAGAGCAAATGCGTACGCAAAAAAGCCCACCTAAAGACCCAGAAGCTGCTGCACGTGCTGTGTTAACTGCCCGGGGTATGTTGGATAGTAAAGGTAACTACACAGATAAAGGTAAAGAACGTAACAACATGACAGCGGAAGAGCGAGCATTAGATCGTGCTTCCAGACGTACTGGTAGTCCAAAGACTGCGTTTAAGTACAACCCGAAAACAAATTTAGCACTAAGAAAGAAATAAGATGAGCATAGAAAAATCGTTATACGCAGCCCCAGAGGGTTTGGCGGCATTAGATCAAGAACCCGATATTGAGATAGAAATTGAAGATCCAGAGTCAGTAAAGCTAAGTGTTGAAGGAGAAGAAATCCTTGAGATGCGCCAAGGTGACGGCGAGGGTGACTTTAACGAAAACCTTGCTGATGTGTTAGATGAGGGTGTTATTCAGTCTTTAGCAGGCGATTTAGCAGAAGACATCAGTAACGACCTAGCCTCCCGCAAAGACTGGGAGCAAATGTATAAGGATGGTATTACGTTATTAGGTTTGAAGTTCGAGGAAAGAACAGAACCATGGGATGGCGCATGCGGTGTGTTCCACCCGATGATTACAGAAGCGGTGGTGCGGTTTCAGTCAGACACCATCATGGAGACATTCCCAGCTAAAGGTCCTTGCCGTACCCAGATCGTTGGTAAAGAGACGCCAGAGAAGAAAGAAGCGGCGACTCGTGTTGAAGAGGACATGAACTACCAGCTCACGGAGAAAATGCCTGAGTATCGTCCTGAGCACGAGAAGATGTTATGGAACCTGCCAAGCGCTGGTTCGGCGTTTAAGAAGGTGTACTACGACCCAAGCCTAGAGCGCCAAGTATCCATATTTATTCCAGCAGAAGATGTGATCCTGCCATACGGCGTCTCCGAAATTAACACCTGCCATCGCATTACCCACGTAATGCGCAAGAATAAGAACGACCTGTTAAAGCTCATGAATGCAGGGTTTTATCGAGACGTTGAGTTAGGCGAGCCTAGCCGGTTCACAAGCGATATTCAAGAACGCAAGGACAAAGAGACTGGGTTCTCGGCATCCTATGACGACCGCTTTGAGATTTATGAGTCGCATGTTGACTTGGACATTCCTGGCTACGAGGACAAAGATAAAGACGGCGAGCCCACAGGTATTGCTCTGCCATATGTCGTAACGATGATTCGTGGCACGGATGAGGTCTTGGCGATTCGCCGTAATTGGAAAGAAGAAGATCCGTTAAAGCTAAAGCGTCACCACTTTGTGCACTACCAGTACATCCCTGGATATGGGGCGTATGGCTTTGGTTTGTTCCACCTGATCGGTGGTTATGCGAAGTCAGCAACATCCATAATGAGGCAGTTGGTTGACGCAGGAACCCTATCAAACCTGCCCGGTGGTCTAAAAGCCAGAGGATTACGCATCAAGGGTGATGACACGCCAATTAGTCCGGGAGAGTTCCGTGACGTAGATTTGGGTAGTGGCAATATTCGGGACAACATATTACCTCTGCCGTACAAAGAGCCTTCGATGGTTCTGTCGGGGTTAATGGACAAGATCGTTGAGGAAGGCAGACGCTTTGCGGCTACTTCAGATATGAAGGTAGCGGACATGTCCAATCAGGCGCCGGTAGGAACCACACTGGCAATATTGGAAAGAACGCTCAAGGTAATGTCGGCTGTCCAAGCCCGTGTACACTATTCGATGAAGCAAGAATTGCAGCTATTGGCTGCGATTATCAGAGACTACACCGATGACGAATACACCTACGAGCCAGAAGACGGAACGGCGCGTGCGAAGAAAGCAGACTATAGCAATGTTGAAGTGCTTCCCGTCTCAGACCCAAATGCGGCGACCCTTTCCCAAAGAGTCGTTCAGTACCAAGCCGTTATTCAATTGGCGCAGATGGCTCCACAGATTTACAATCTGCCAGTTTTACATCGTCAGATGCTGGAAGTGCTTGGTATTAAGCATGCGAATAAGCTGGTGCCGTTGGAAGAAGACCAGAAACCGAAAGACCCCGTAACAGAGAATCAGAACGTTCTTAAGGGTAAACCCTTAAAGGCATTCTCGTACCAAGACCACGAAGCACATATCAAGGTGCATCAGATGGCGATGCAAGATCCCATCGTACAGCAACTTATTGGGCAGAACCCCATGGCGCAGGTTATACAGTCAGCCATGCAGGCACACATAGCCGAGCACGTGGGTTATGCGTATAGAAACAAAATAGAACTAGCCCTCGGCGTTGCACTGCCTAGCTCAGAAGATGAGCTCCCAGATGATATGGAGAAAGAGATCAGCCGCCTCATGGCAGAAGCCGCACCACAGGTGTTGGCAGAGTCTCAAGCTATGGCTGCTCAACAACAAGCCCAGCAGAACGCTCAAGATCCAGTCCTACAGATGCAGATGCAAGAGCTCCAGCTCAAAGCCCAAGAATTGCAGCTTAAAGCCAAGAAAATACAAGTGGATGGGGCTGCCAAGATGGACGAACTAGCCATGAAGAAGCAAGATCTTGAGGCTAAAGCACAGCTTGAGATGGTAAAAATAACGCAAGATATGAACAAGAATCGTGAAAATCTTCAAGTAAAACAACAACTTGAGATGATGAAAAAGAAAAAGGAGTAATGCATGCAATTAGAAACGATGAGTTTTGCCCAAGCGCTTAGAGAAAAAATTCGCTCGGACATGAACAACTTTACAGACGACATGGCTAG